GTCGCGGCGACGGCGTATTATCTTACGCCTTCGGGTGAAATCACGCTTGACTACGGGCAGGCGTGGCCTTCGGATACGTTGCGCGGACCGGACAGCATAGCAATTACCTATGTTACCGGGTATGAGCCTGTTGTAACTGAAACCGAGGTCCCTGTCGAGGACGGCGAAGAGGGCGAAACGGAGACGATCACTACCACGGATTACGGCGGGAATGTCCCGCGACAGTTCAAGCAGGCTATGCTGCTCTTGATCGGCACGTGGTACGAATTGCGCGAAGGGGTATTTGTCGGCAAATCCACGAGTATCAGCGGACAGGCTAACCCGATGATACCCTTTGGAGTCGAGGAGATTCTCTATCCTCTCCGGGAGGTCCAGCTATGAACGCCGGGGATCTCCGGGATCGGGTAGAGGTAGTGCGGAAAACGAGAACGACCGACGGCATGGGAGGGTGGAGCGAGACAGAATCCACCCTCCTGACCGTTTGGGCGCAAGTGCTGACGCCGCGCTCGAAAACGGGAGTTGTAGCGCAACAGGACGCGGAGATACGAACGCATGAAATAGCGATCCGGTACAGCGCACTCCCGGCGATCAACGACATTGTGAAGCATCTCGGCGACAGGTTGGAAGTCAAAGGCGTGCGGTACGACGCAAAAAGGCAGTGGACATTCCTCGACTGCGTGCCGGAGGTGGAGTAGATGATTACTATCCACGTCAACGGCACGGAAGAGGTTATCCGCGACCTTCGACGGGCTGCCATTGACGTGCAGGACAAGGCGCGTCAGGTATTGCGGGAGCAGGCTGAAAAAATCAAGTACGACGCTCAGGAGCGCGTGCCGATCGGCGCGACGATGGCGCTGCTTGCAAGTATTCGTCATGGAGTCTCAAAGAAAAAACTGACCGCGTGGGTATCGGCTGGCGGCAAGGTCGGCGGAAACGATACGTACTATGCGCAGTTTGTAGAGTTCGGAACGAAGAAACAAACGGCGCAACCATTTCTTTTCCCGGCGGCTCGGGCGCATGACGAAGAAACCCAACGGCGATTGACTGAGGTCATGTACGACGCTCTCAGGGGGCGAACGACATGAGTCAACTATCAGTTGCGCAGGCAATCTATACCGCTCTCACAGGCTCGACGCCTCTAATGGCAAAGGTCACAGGCGTGTATGATGTGGTGCCGGAGAATACCGCAGGGCCGTATATCGCCATCGGACAGCTTCAAAGTTTGCGCGGTCGTTTGCTCTCGGACAACGAGCGGGCATGGTACGCGGATATTCACATTTGGAGCAGCTATCAGGGCCGGAAAGAAGTGCTCGAAATCGCGGACCTGATAAGCCCGATGATTCCTCCAGGGTGGTTCCAGGAGGAACTGATGGTGATTCAAGACCCTTCAGGCTGGTACCACGGCGTACTTACAATCAAAGGCTACGACAGATAAGCCCCTCCATGCGAGGGGCCTTTTTTTTGGAGGAGGGAATCGAATGAGCGCAACTGCTGCGAAATATAGCGTTCTGAAATTGACGGTGGGCGCGACCCCAACGGCTCTGGGGGAGGTCCGGAGTTACTCGATTGAAACGGCGCTGGGAACCATCGACGCGTCCGTGCTCAGCACCACGTGGAAAAACTACCTTGTGGGGCAGTCTGGCTGGTCCGGAACCCTGGAGTGTTTTTACGACCCGACGGACGCGGCGCAGGCTGATCTGGTAAGCAAGGCCCGGGCGGGGACGATCTGCACCCTCACGGTGCAGCCCCTTGGGGCGGGTGCGGGGAAAACGGAACTGGTGGGCACGGCGTACATCACGTCTATGGGGATCTCCGGCGCGACGGAAGACGCGGTGGGGCTGTCTATCTCGTTCCAGGGCACAGGCGAGCTCGCGCTGAACGCCAACGCCTCCTAAGGCGGTGATGATATGAGCGCGATAGCTGCAAAAAAGGCCATCGCCAGGCTCGATGTCGCCGGGGTGGCGGTGCCTGTTGGGGAGGTGCGGTCATTTTCCATTGAGACCGCCCTCGGAACCATTGACGTTTCAACTCTCGCCTCCACGTGGAAAAGCTTCATCGTCGGACAGGCTGGCTGGTCGGGCACCATGGAACTGTTCTACGACCCTACGGACGACGGGCAGGAGGAACTGGTAGCGCGGGCACTTGCGGGCACTCCCATGGAATTCACATTTTTGCCCTTCGGCGCTGACGAAATCTACGACCTCGACCTGGGCGGGGCCAGCGGCGGCACGTTCACCTTGGGAGACGGCGACACGATCATAACCGATGCGCTCACATTCGACGCCACTGCGGCCGCCATACAGACCGCACTCCGGACAGTCTACGATGACACGGGAATCCTCGTGGTGGCGAACGGCGTTGATTTTGTCATTTCATTCCCCACCGGGGTGGAGGCAAACCTCACTCTTGACGCAACGTCCCTCACCGGGGCGACAGATCCGGCGGTGACTCTCCGCGACGAGCTCGCCGAGTATGTGGGAACCGGCCATATCACAAACTGGTCGCCTTCGGGCGCAACCGAGGACGCGGTTGGTGTATCGATATCCATCCAGGGCGATGGGGAATTGGAGTTGAACCCGGCATGAGTGTGAAAGACAAAATCGGAGAACTGAAATACGGCGTGAACGCCATGCGGGCGCTGCAGGAAAAAGTACGGAAAACGCCTGCGGACATCCTTATCAACGGATTCGACGGGAGGGACATGGAGCTCGGCGTATCCATCATCTGGGCCGGAATGCTCTGGAATAACAGAGGCCTCACTCTCGATGAAGTGGGAGATCTCCTCGACTCCGAGGAGAAACTGTACATCGATGCGCTGGGCGAGGCGGTCCCGAAATTCCTCGCTTCGTTCAAGCGGGTGTTCGGACTGCCCGACGCGGCTGCGGAGGAGAAGGGAAAAAACTGACGGCGGGGGACTGGGAGAAGGCGGGGCGGGAAATGGTGCTCCTCGCTCTCGGTCCCCTGCGGCTCACTCACGAGGATCTCTGGCGGCTCACCTGGGGCGAGGTTGATGATCTCATCTACGCCTGGAGGTACTCGGAATATCTGGAATCGCAGAAACGGGCGCAGCAGGCGGCATGGATCATGAACGCCTGCGGCCGGCTGAAGCATCCGGTGAGGACAAACGACCTCGCCGGGTACTGGGTTGACGGACGGGTCATGAGCAAAAACGAATACCACGAACACCTGAAAAACGAGGTCAGAGCCAAGAGGGGGGAGAAGAGTGGCGAAAAAGAAAATTAGATACGTGTTCGGCGCTGACGTGACCGAACTTGAGCGGGGCATGAAACGAGTGGAGTACAAGCTCGGGAAACTCTCTGCAAACGCCCAGCGGTTCGGCTCGGCCATGACCCGCAACGTCACAGCCCCCCTCGTGGGACTCGGAACGCTGGCGGTCCGTGAGGCCGTGAAATTCGAGTCCGCATTTGCCAAAGTGAAAAAATCCGTCGGCGGCACCGAGGCTGAACTGAAGGCCATGGAAAATGGCATCATCGAGATGTCCAAAACCATGCCCACAGCAGCCGAGGAAATAGCCAGGGTCGCCGCGTCCGCCGGACAGCTCGGCATCCAGAGACAAAATATCCTCGGCTTCACTAAGACCATGATCCAGCTCGGCGAGACATCAAATATGTCCGCTGACGAGGCTGCCGACTCACTGGCGCGGTTCGCGAACATCACCCAGATGAGCCAGAAGGACTTTGACCGTCTCGGCTCTACTGTCGTCGCCTTGGGCAACAGCCTCGCCACGACTGAAAAAGAGATCGTGGAGATGGGTCTCCGGCTTGCCGGTGCGGGCAAGCAGGTGGGCATGACCGAGGTGCAGATCATGGCGCTCGGCGGCGCGCTCTCGTCCGTGGGGATCGAGGCGCAGGCTGGCGGCACGGCGTTCAGCAAATTGATGATTGAAATGAAGCTCGCCACGGTCAAGGGCGGTGATGCGGTTAAAGATTTTGCCACCGTAGCGGGGATGTCGGTACAGGAATTTTCCACCCTGTTCGAGCAGGACGCGACGGGCGCAATCATAAAATTCATCCAGGGGCTTGCGTCTCTGAAGGGCACTGGAATGACAGCCATTGAGGTCCTCGACAAAATGGGGATCACGGAGATCCGTCTCCGGGATGCCATCCTGAGGGCGACCGGCGCAAGCAACGTTTTCACAAACGCTGTTAAGCTGGGCAGTGAGGCGTGGAGGAAAAATAACGAGCTGCAGGAAAAAACGGCCATTTTCTACCAGACCACGGAATCCCGGCTGAAGATCCTCCGGAACCAGATCTCAGCCACCGGGCGGGAAATAGGAAATACCCTCACACCGTCGCTAATGGTGGCGGCGAACCGGGTAGCCGACGTGACGAAGGCCTTCTCCGAACTGTCGCCTGAGATGAAAACGAATATCGTTAACTGGGGGCTCATGGCTGCCGCCATCGGTCCCATGATCCTGATATTTTCCAAAATCACCAGCGGGGCGGCGGGGGCGCTGAAGGCCCTGCGAAACCTCGCCATATTCCTCTCGGCGAACGCGGCCGTTTTCAGCGGCGCGGCTGCGGCTCTGGCATTTTTAGTCAATGCTGATTTCAGTGCTAAAGGGATAGAATCCCTATCGGAGCGCCGGGGGCTCGGGCTGAACGAGTCGGGGAGGAGTAAAGAGATTGCCGACCTCCGGGCGGAGCAGGACGCCCTCGCCCGGGCAAAGGCGATGGAAGCCTACGACAAGGCGGCCGTCTCCCGGCAGTCCGGCAGGGGCGGGTACAGTCCCACAGAGCTGGAACTCGTTCGGCAGGAAAACGCCATTTCCCCGGAGATTCAGAAAATCATCGATGCGTTCAAGGGCGGCGGGGGCGGCGATTCCAAGGGTAAAAAGAGTAAGAGCGCCGCTGAAAATCTCGTCCAGAACATCCGCGACCAGATCGAATACCTCAACGCGGACGGGGCGGCGTTTTTGCCGGTGCTCGACGAGTGGAAGGCGAAATTAAAGCCCCTCTCCGACGACTGGAAAACCATCGTTGACCTTGAGAAGCAGATCACCACGGACGCGACGGCGAAGGCCGAGGAAGCGGTCCAGAAACAGGCGGAGCAGGACAAACAGGCCATCGAGGACCTGCAGTCCATGATGGAGGGGTTGTCCTGGCAGAACTCCATGGGGCTGCTCGGCGACAGTGAATACCTGGAGCACTTGACGGACGTGTTCGCCGGGCTGAAGGCGCAGCTCGCAGATCCGGGCATCGAGAACTGGACGGAACCCATGAAGGAGCTTTTCGCCTCGATCCAGAACCTCCAGAGCGACGAGGCTCTGGAGATAATCGACGCGCTGCAGCTCCAGTTCGAGACGGGGGCCATCAGCGCGGAGCAGTACCGGGCCGCGCTGGAGGGGATGAAAAACGAGTCCGCCGAATTCCCGCTGGTGGTCAAAATGCTGGATGACGAAATCAAGGGCTTCGACCGCAACGTCCAGAAGGCGACGAAATCCATTGACGTGATGATCCGGGAGGCGGAGCGAGCGCTCAAAGACAAACTCGCCGGTGTGGCTGATGAACTCTCAGGGGCGTTCGCCGGGGCCATAGCGTATGGTGAAGATCTGGGTGATTCGTTGCGGCGTCTGGCGCAGGACATCGCATATGCTGCAATCAAGGCTACCTTGCTGAAATCGATTTTTAGGTTGTTCGGCTTCGCCGACGGTGGCGTCCTTTCGGGCGGAAATATCGTGCCCTTCGCAAATGGCGGCATCGTTGACCGGCCCACCATTTTCCCGATGGCGCACGGGCTGGGGCTCATGGGCGAGGCCGGGCCCGAGGCGATCATGCCGCTTAAACGAGGCGCGGACGGCTCTCTCGGCGTGCAGTCCGAAGGCGGCGGAGGTACGCACATCACCATGAATATCAACGCCGTAGACAGCCGGTCGTTCGTAGAAATGATGCGAACGAACAGGGCGAGCGTTGAAAGCATCGTAGTGGAAAACATCATGAAAAACGGCGCGCTTCGCTCCGCGATAAGGGGGCTGGCATAATGGCAACCTTTACGGCTACTCCGCTCTACGCATACCAGCGCGGCATCAATCACAACGTCCTGGTAACGGAGTTCGAGAGCGGCAAGGAACAGCGCAAGTACCTTGGAGTACGCGCCCGGACGTGGACGGTCGGCTTCCGGGATACGGTGGCGACAATCGCCGCGATAGAGGCCTTCTACAACGCTCGAAAGGGCAGCTACGAAGCATTCACGTGGACGCCGCCGGGAGGAAGTGCTCTTTCCGTCCGGTTTGAGGAAGGCAGTCTGACGGTGAACTACTACGGCACGCACTACGCCGAATGCGAGGTAACAATGAGGGAAATCTTATGAGCAGGGCAGGCGCGAACTATATAGGGGAGGCTTCCAGTGCGGAGGTCTCCCCGATTCTTTTGGTCCGGGCGCTGGACATCCCGGCGGTCAACAATCCATCGGTCAAGGTCAGTCTTTACCTTACTGGCAATCAATCGGACGTGACGTTTTTCAACGAGAACGACGCCTCGCAGCTCTACACCGCGTGCGCGCTCTCGTATGACCAAGTAGCGGCCTCGACTGACAATGAGATCGGGACCGTCAACGTGCGGCTGGACAACGTATCGGGGACATTCACATCGCTGGCAAAGGACTACGTTCTCAGGGGCGCTCGCGTTCATCTCTTGGAGACGTTCGCGGACACGCTCGGTTCTCCGGACGGGGCACGGTGGATCTTTCAAGGGCACATCGAAAAAGCGATTATAGGGATGTCAGCCATTGAGGTCATGGTCAAGGCAGATTTTTCCCTTGCCACACGGGTTCCTCGCAGGCTCTACTGGGTGAAGGACTTCCCGCACTTGCCGTCTGCGAAAGACCCGAGGACGCTGGCGCTGAAATGATCGGGATACCGTGGAAGACGAAAGGGCGAGATCGTGACGGCATCGACTGCGTAGGTCTTGCCCTTCTTGCGCAAAAGGAGCTGTACGGGCGTGAGTATGACTTTCCGTTCGACTACGACCCGGAGACCGGAGACGAGTGTGTTTTGCTCGACTGGCTGGAAGACATAGCCGATGAAGCGGACGCGCCGCATGACGGCGATTTGGTGATTTACCGGATGCCAGGAACGGACGGAGTGGTACGGCATCACATCGGAACAGTTGTTGATGAAGCGTTGTTGCACATCTATCCGGGCAAAACGTCTCGGAAGGTAAAATTTCGCATGAAAAGGATATACAAAATCTACCGGGCGAGGGAGGTGGGGACATGCCGGGAGCCGCAATAGGGGCGCTGTTGGGAGCGGTATTCTCTTCGACTATCATAGGGTGGGGGCTGGCTGCAACATGGCTCGGTGCAGTGATG